GCAAAGCCGATGAACACGGCGTCAGTGCCCGCGAGGATCTTGGCGTTGCCGCTGGCGAGACCCATCGCCGACCCTTGGTACGCTTTGACAGAGGCAGTCATCGGGAACTGCTCGAACATCGGCTCAACGCCGCCCTGGTACTTGCGGACGGTATCCGCGGTCAGGTTCGCCATTAGGCGCTCCCCTCAATGCTGCCCTCGACCTGGCACCACGAGAGGTACAGGTCGACGTTGTTCATGAACTCGTCTTGCAGCTCCGGGCTCGCGGCAAACTTTGCACGCGCCTTGCCTTCGTCGCTGCCGTCGTGATCGCTCGACTCGTCACTAAACTCGACCGACTCCGGCGCTTCCTCGGCGAGCTGCTCGAGCTTGCCCGCTTTGAAAGTCTTGGCGTCGTCGATCAGCGCCTCCAGCCCCTCGGTCAGCTCAACGCCCTTCTCGATCAGGTCAGACAGCAGCGCCGACTGGTGCGGCTCGCTGGCCTTCATAAGACGGGCGATACGCTGGCGCTCGGTGGCCACCGCGTCGGTGATCTGGTCGGAGAGCATCGCGGTGTCGGCGGTCGGATCGACCGACGCAGGCTCCACAGCCGCTCCCCCAGTGTCCTCGCCGAGACTCAGCTCGGCCTGCTCGACCTCGCTGATGTTGCGAGCGACCTCGCAAGTCTCAACGTCACTCGAAGCATCCGTGAGCTTTGCCACGATACGCTCCTTCCCTTCGCGGAACATTTCCGCGTCAGTATTCTCGTCGGCACCCAGCGAGGTAACCGTGACCTCGCGCAGCACCGACTTACGGAAGATGTGACCTGGACCGTCCAGGGTGAATCCGTTCACAGTTGCTGACTTGCCCGCCGGCACGCGCTCGACGGACAGCGGGGGGACGTAGACGCTGGCTTGCCACGGGAAGCCCTGCGCGGCTAGGTTGCTGACCTTACGCGCCGCAGCGAAGTCGTCGCCCTCGCCTGACAGAATCGTCCCCTCGGCGACGATACCGTCCTCAGTTTTCTCGATCGTGTGCGTGTAGCCGACGATCGCGCTGGCGTCGTGGTCCAGCAGGATCGGCTTGGCTTGCCGGCCCACCTCGAGCCCGTCTAGGTCGATCGCGAAGTTGCCCCAGTACCAATGGCCCTCAATCGGCTGGCCGCTGTTGGCAAACACGCGCAGGTTTCCGCCGGCTTCTTCATTGTCCGTCGTGTACTCAAAACGCACCGTGTCGGCCTCAGCGAATCGCGCTGCGCCGGCGGGCATGTCGAGCGTGTCGCGCTCGTCGCGATCAGGCATTCTGCTCCTCCTCGCTGTTGTTGGGCTCGACCCCGTTGGGGAACAAGCCGAGCTCAAGCCGGCGCTGCTTTTCGCGGGCCTGCTGCTCGAGCACCTCTTCCCAGTCGCGCCCCTGGGCAGCGGCTTCGTCTGACAGCGTGCTGACGCCGACCTCGATCGCCGATTGAGACGCGCTGATCTCTTTGACTGGATCGACCCAGCCGTAACCAGGCGGCACCCAGCGGGCCTTGCACCACGGCCCGAGGTCTGCGTCGGCCCCGGGCAGAGTCCCCAGATACCCGCGCAGATAGCCCTCCTCGAAAACGAGATTCCACATCGGCGTGAGCACCGAGCGCATGAGCGCGTGCTGCGTTTGCTGGAACACCCTGCGGGCCTCGATCATGGCTGCCCGTGCGGAGCTGTAGTTGGTCTGGCTGAAATCCTTCGCGAACAGTTCGAGCGGCAGCCCGAGAGCCGCGCCGACCTGACGCATGTTGTGATTCATGAAGCTGCTAAAATCTTGGCCGAGCCCGCCGAGGTTGGGGAACCGGATGTCCTCCCCGGGCAGGAGCTGCTCGATCGAGCCGGGCTCGAGGTCGAGCGCCCGCTGCTCGCTGCTGCCAGTAGCGTCGAGCGGGACGCCCATGTCGTGCTCCGGCTTCACAATGAACGCAGCGAAGCAGGCAGCGACACGCTCGCGCACGAGCGCGGCCTCTTGGAATCGGGCGAGGTGATCGAGGGTGCCCATGACTGGCGCGAGCCACGGCAGTCCTCGTGTCTGCCCCGGCCGGTCCTGGCGGTACAGGTGAATCACGTTCACGCGGCCGGCGCTATCTCGAGCACTGATCCTGCGCCACTCGTTGCTGCGCGTTGTGTCGTAGATCCCATCGCCAGGGTGGCCCAGACGCACATGGTACGCGACCGGAATACCCTTGCTGGTTAGCTCGACCCCGCTGCGGATCTGGTTCTTGCCGCTCGACGTATCGAGCCGATCCACGTTGTTGGGCGAGCTGATCCGGTCAGGATCAATCACGTCAAAGCAGGTCCAGAAAGACCGGCTGGGGTCGTTGCGCTTCATGTTGCGGATCAGGAAGACCTCACCGCACTCGATCCATTGGCGCGTCACCAACCGCATCAGGCTGTGCAGGTCGTGCCGGCCAGTGAACTCACACTCGTTGGACCAGACCTGCCATCGCTCTTCTGCTGCGGTGCGGCACGCGATGACCTGCTCGTCGCTGACGTTCAGCATTCGGCGATCCGGCGCTGACTGCGCCCGAATGCCAGTGCCGACCGTGTTGTCTACCAGTGTCTGCACGATCGAGGCGGCCATGCTGTCGTTGGAAACGAGCTCCCTCGAGCGGCCACGCACCCCCGGCAGGTCAGGGAGGATCTCAGCGTCGGCCGATCCCTGCACGCTGTACCAGTCGGCGCGGGTTCGATCGTGCGCTGACCTGGCGTAGTGGTTGAATTTCGTCGACTGCGCAGCCGCTCGGTACTGCTGGCGCTTGAGCGCAGTGGCCGGCGAGATGATCCCGATCACGCCGTCAGCCCAGCGCGTCAGTCTGTTGGCTTTGTCCTGCACTGCTCGGCGCTTCGCCATCACGGCCTCCTGAATCGCGCCAGCAAAGTACCCGTGCTATTGCTGCGGGCTTCGCGAGCGGCCACCTTCTCGTAGAGGGCGCGCAGGCGCATCAGCGCGTCGAGAGTCTCGTAACGCACGGTGCGCCCGTTGATGGTGAACTCTGTGACGAGCTCGCCAGTGGTCAAGCGCGTTTCGATGGCGGTGTCGATCGCTGCTAGCGTTTCTGCTGCTGTAGCCATGTCGGTCTTTTATCACCTATTGCCCTTCCATAACAATCGGCGCATTCCCCCGGGGCAGAAAAGGACACGGGCGCTGCGCTCGATCGACTTGAATGGCAGGTTGCAGTTTTCGTCACCGCACCGGTGATATCGCATTCCTGACTCCATGCGCTTCACCGTGCGGGCCGGGCTGTTACAGGCGGGACACTTCACGACGCTAAACTCGACGACGATCCAGCCGTCCCCTTCTTCCTTGTGCGATTTCTGCGCTGGCTTCGCGGGTCGTTTGCGCCTTCGATCGCCGAAGACCCACGAGTCGCCACTCACTTGACCCAGCCGCTCGGCCCGCGCCGATTCGGTGCTTTATTGACCCAGCTCCCTCCGTGCGTGCTTTTGCGCTTTGATTGCTTTGAGTCAAAGCTGCGATCCCGCGCGAGCTCCGTGTTGATCCGCGCCGTGTTCGGCGTCGGTGCCGGCGCAGGCTCGGTCACCTCGTCCTCGATTGCACCGTACAAATGCACGCCGAGCATATCGGCAGCCGCCAGCGCGTAGACCTCGCAGTCCAGCCAGTGGTTGGCACCGTGGCCGGGACGAACCGTCCAGGCGCTGTGGGTGCGCCCGGTCTTGCGGTCAATTCGCACTACCTTGTGTTCGCTCGTGACCTCCCGCAGGTATTCCTCAGCGGGGTCGGCGTGGAGCTGCCATGCGCCCGACTCCTCGAGCGGGGTCCGCATGAGCCGCACGAGCTTGTCCTTGAAATGCGACGTGTCGAGGTGCCACAGCTTCACACCCGTGCGTGCGGTCTGGCCTTGGTAGTTACGCTCGACCCTCGTCATGCGGATCGGGACACCACCGGCAATCTTCTGCTGGCCTTTGATCGGACGCAGGAGGTCGGGGAACCGCCGGCAAACCCCGTACACCTCGTCTGTGCGGTGGCCGCTGTCAATACAGGTCAGGCGCACGCGCAGGCTAGTGTCCGAGCTCCCAACGACCGGGAACGCCGATCTGGTTAGGATTGCCAGTAGCTGCTCCCACGACTCGACCCTATCGGCCTCGACGAGCCACGAGGTCTCGCCCGGCCCCCATGCCCTGATCGTGTAGTAGATATGATTTTGCTGCACGTCGACCCCGCCCGTGAGAACGACGGCTTCCTCGGGCACGGTCCCTCGGTGGTGGTGGCACGCTCGAGCTGCAACATGCGCCGGAGAGAGGGTCTCCCCGCGCTCCTCCCATTTTTCGCCCAGCCACGAGTTGACGAAGTTCAGCAGCCTGGGCGTGTCGTCTTTCGCCTCGAGGAACTTGGCCGCAATCTCAGACATTGTGAGCCACGGCGACAGCAGCGCAGAGAGGTGGAATCCGGCGTTGTTCACTTCCCTCGGCGATCCGAGCACGTCGCCGGCTTCGTCAATCCTGCAGCCGTCTGGGCACCAGACCCCGCGTCCCAGCATTCGGCGACGGTCGTCCTCGTCGAGCTCGCGCTCGCAGTGCTCGCAGACGTAGACGCAGAGCTGATCGCTGCGGATCGTGTTGGGGTCGCGCACGTCTTCCGGCCAGCGGATCGAGGGGAACTTCATGGTCTGGAAACCGTCGCATTTTGCGCACGGTAGATAGTAGAGCGCCTGCGTGCTCGTCTCCCATGCCCGGGAGATATAACCG